CAAGAGTGAAAAAGTTCCCACTAGGAGGGTAGCCCAAAAGATCAGGAGTGCCGAATAAAGCCCAATTTTCCAGCCGTGTCCACGTAATTCTCTTAGACTCATTTTTTAATTTTCTCCAAAGTTGTCGCTCGGTCATGGATAATTTACCACCCCAAGACGGATTTATAATTTACCGATGATTTTGCCAATATTATGGACAGGTTTTTTGCATCTGAAAACTAATCTATGGGTCTCATTATCGCCCAAGATTCGATTCTCCAGGAGTAAAACCTGTGTCATATCGTACATCTCACCGTTTGGTAATTCCACTTGGACTCTCGCGTTCTGAGCAACTTCAGCCTTCATAAACTTTTTTAAAACGTGATCTAGAACCTTTCCTGTAATTGCCATTCTGTTGCGCTTATAAAATAAGTGGTATATATTGTCAAACACTATGACTAAATATGCCAGCAAAACTCCATATGATGGAGGATCAGCCAAACAATTAACACCAAAGCAAATGAAATTTGCTAATCTCATCGTCTTTGGAGTAGAGGGGAATCCTATTACAAAAACAGAGGCCGCAAAGCGCGCAGGCTACTCGGACGCATCTAGAGAAGGATCTATCATGACCAATCCAAAACATTATCCATTGGTCTGTGCTTACATCAGTAACCTAAGAGATGAAGTAAGAGAAAAATATGGTATAAGTTACGAAGGTCATCTGGAAGAACTAGGAAAGATCAGGGATATGGGTAAAAAAGACAGTAGAAATCTAGCAAGCGCAGCTACCACTGAAATAGCTCGAGGTAAAGTGGGGGGATTTTATATCGATCAAAAGATCATAAGACATGGCAAAATTGACGACATGAATCTCGATCAACTCTATGAAAGAATGAGAACAATCAAAGAGAAGAACGAGAGATTATTAAAGGCTAAAGAATTTTTAAATAAGGCTAGTGCGGAATCAGACTCAAAACATAAATCGAAGCAACAAAAAAAATTACCATTGCCACAACAAAAACCTGATCCGGATTCCACATCTTAACTATCTCTTCTTTTTCTTTTTAGCTTTTTTCTTTTTCTTTTTAACTTTTTTCTTTTTCTTAGGCATAAAATCCTCCTTCCAAACGTTGTACATTTCTTCACTAATAACGTCAATACTAGACATCTAGCTTCTCCATTTTTGTAATACATTTAATTGGATATATGTTTCTATCCGAGTATGCTTCATCTTTCTCATCATAACTAGCAAACGTCCATAAAAACTTTTTAGTTTTTTTATACACATACCCATACGAGACCATCTTCGAACATTCAAACTTATCGAACTCATCTGCTGTTGCATGACCCCCATCAGAAGTGATATCCAACCAGGATATCTTATAGAAGTAATACTTCTTCTTGTTGATGGAGACGTGCTTATATTTAGATTTCTTCCTGAACATACTACTGTATACCCCTCCCCTTATAAAATGGAAAATAAAAATAATGAATCATGTGCGCGCGTCCCTTAAGTTGTTGGTATTGCTAGCTTTTTGAAGAATTGTATCTTTTGTATCCAATTGTATCCAACGAAAAGATACAATTTTGAGCGAATAAGTGTTGGTATATAACAATAATAACTTTTGTATCCATTGTAACCACTTTTAAAAATTATTTTTTTTATTTTTTTTATTTCATTGAAAACAGTGTATACAGTGGTACAATTGAAATTAATGGCTAATTTCCTCGCTAATCTCCTGATTTTTGTATCTTTTTGCATCTTTATTCTGGTTACAATTCCTATAATACTCATCCACTTTACGAAGGAATGCGTGTTGGTAGCCGACAAATTCCTTGTCCGACACCTCAAACTTTTGAAAAAGATTATCTTTCGTGCACATTAGAATGATTCCAGACTGGATCTTGGTTTGGTATACATAGTTATGGGCCATTGCATAGGCTCCTAATTGAATGAAATAGTCATCTATCCATTCTCTTCTTTTGGGCTTGTTGGATTGCTTGAAGTCTATTATACTTTCGCGTCCATTATAAATTCCTACCACATCAGTGGCTCCAGCGTACAAATCTGGGTAATATAGGACAACTTCACTGCCCCATATTTCATCTAAGCCGCTTAAACCCTGGTTAATTATCTGTTGAGCCATGGGTTCTGCTTCCTTGCCTATGCTCGTCAGGTCCTTGTGCCCTGTTCCCCGGAGATAGGCCTCCAGGTACGTGTGCATAGCCGTCCCGCGTAAGGCTGCTATATCCCTAACTCTATCGGCTGCCTGGTCCCCGAGTCTTGCTTTCCAGTCCGCTAGTCCTTGTTTCTTCTCCTCCGATTGAGTCGCGGAAATAATAGTCGTGACGCTCGGTAGCTTGGTTTGTGTTTCACTAATATCATAGTGTCTTTTTCCCTGAATCAGGGATCGTTGCGACTTCGGATAGATGAATCGCTTGTTCCATCGTATCGGTGCCCTATCTTCTCTCATTTGTCCCATGATGCAGGTTCCTGTCATTTTTTAATTCCATTCAATATTTCTATGATTTTACTTTTATCCTTTTCTAGATAAATAGCACTTCGGAGGACTCCTTCCAGAGTATCCCCTAATGATCCTATCCCTGTATTACATTTGCTACACACCCATCCTCTAAATATAAGTGTTCCATGAATATGATCTATTTGGAGTTTTTTATTTGCATGGCAACAGTTGCAACGATCGGGTTTTGGAGGAGCATTCTTTCTTACTGTACGCTGTTCTAAACGTATTATAGTCTTACATTCTCGGCAGCTTTTTTCAAGATACCAGGCTCCATCTGCTCTTAGAGTATGTGTTGTAAAGGCAGCTACAGGAAGAGTTCTATGACATTCTTTACATTCTTGTACATCATCCTTTTTTCCTACAATTTTAATTCCATCTGATCTAAAATGAAAATCTGTATCAGTTGTACGATGTTGCTTATTTAGCCTCAAAGGAACCGTGTTTAAATTTATAGTTCTGTGTTCACTCATTTGTTTCTTTTGCCATTTAGTTTTTTGTTTCCTCTTTTATGGACGCTGACGCAGCCGATTATAATGAACAAGGGTGAACCGCAGCTGCGCCAGCTTTTCCAGGATCCCATTAAACCCCGTTTATGTGCGGGCCCTATTCTTTAATACTCTTCAAACTATCACCAAATTTTCCCACCCAGGCATACTCGCCTCGATGAGCGGTTAGTGATTCAGTATTCGCATAGAGTTTGAAACCTTCCTTACGAGCCAGTTTACAAAAGGAGACATCTTCTCCCCAAGTGTAGCCATCTTCAAAAGCAAAATCAAAGAAGTTATAATAGAACTTGTGGGTCTTATCCGAGTCGGGTTCAGCCTTGTTTTTAATTTTCAAATCTGGACGATTTTTTATAATTTTTTCTAAGACTGCGCGTTTAATGAGCATGAGGCCCGTGGGGCCTGCTTCAATTTCAACGAGTCCTCCCGGTAGCATCGGGATCACTTTCGGATCGGGAAAGTCAACGGTATAAGTGTGTTCATTAAGATTAAGATTCTTGGCTCGATAGGGTGTGGTAATAATATCTTTATCCGCGACCAACATCCGCAGCACCGCCTCCGGGCCAAACTCAACATCGGAATCGATGAAGAGCATGTGGGTATACTCCGTCGTTAAAAAGACAGACGTTAAATAGTTTCGGGCTTGATGGATCAGCGGGGATTTCATCGTGTTGATTCCTACTTCCACCTTACTCTGACCCAATTTTTGAATCATTTGAAAGATCGACAGCATGGTGTTGATCTTTACCGAGTCATAACAGGGCATCGCGATAAAGATGCTCGGTTTTAATTGTGTGGACATAACTCCTTTTTTAAAACTCTGATTCGATGTTCGAGTCCATCGATCGTGGTGTACATCCAACCACAGTCATGGGGCTCGATCTGTTTTTTAAACCATTCGATCGTTTCTTCTAACGCTTCAATTTGTTCTTTAATTTCCATATTTCCTCTTGAACTTTAGTTAAATCCCGAGGGATTTCTCCTGGGGTATCCAGCAAAGTTTTATAATTTCTTAGATGAACCATCACTGATTTATCTTCCTCCGGCATCTCTTCTCCTATTTCATATTGTTGGGGTATTTTTTTAGACATTATAGAATGTATAACGTAATGTTATCTCCTCTCCTTCTTCAATATCTTGTATTGCGATTAAATTCCATTTCTTATAGTGATAGGCGTGACCTTTCATATCTTCGCTCGTCATACGCAACTCCGCTTTCACACAGTTGGGCTCGTTGGCGTGATTAATAAATCCTCCCAAAGGAGTCCTGAAGATGGTATCTCCAATCTTCAAGTGACACATACCAAAATTAGTGCCCTGCATGATCTTCTGATCGGCAAACAATCCTAGACCATGGACCCCACTGGTTTTAATAGTGAGTGATTCCGGTAAGGGTTTGTACATCAATGTAACGTTCCTTTCTTAATATCATAGGGTTCAACATTCGTTTCATAGGCGATCTTCATAATCCGATGATAGTCTTCTTCACTTAAGTTGGTTCTATAGAGTCGTTGGGCAATCGCCATCAAAGACGCAGCCACCATCATCACAGGTAATTTGTGCTCTAATAGATGTAGCACATGATCTAAAAGATCATGATATACTTTATCTTCATCATTCATTTTGCACCAAAGCTCCCCTTTCCAAAAGTTTTTTTAGAAAATTTTTTATCATAATGGTCTATTACTAATTTTGCTTTTTCTCTTTTTACAATTAAATATTTGTAGACCTGCTTAAGCACCCGGTAAACACCGTGATGACTAAGACGCCAACGATGCTGGTCCTTATACGTAGGATGTTTGGGAAAACGTCTGATGTCCCTGTTCCCTTCTGCCGTAGTCTCTATCAAATAATCAATGAGTCGTCCGTCCACTTGAGGAACCTCCATTCTTACAATCAAGGTTCGATAAACAGGTTTGCCTGGACGTGTGTTCCGTCGTCGTTGAACATATCGGTACTCGACCCAGCCCTCGCCATCTATAATCCCGGCTACGTAAGCTGCTTCGGTTGGTGACATGGTTCTCACAGACCACTTTCCCTTGCTTTCTCGAGATTGCTATCTGCATCCGTCAGGTCCGCGATGCGATTATAAAGTTTATTATTTTCTTTCTTAACTCGATCTAGTTCCTTTTGTAAGTAATCGCATTTAGCTAATGCGTTCTTCATCTCCGGTGAATTCATCCCTATACCCTTAATAAGGATAGTTTCGGTCTCAGCTTCCTGGCGTAGCTTGTGTTCTTTTTCCCATGCTAACTTGCTGTCTTGCGCCGCCTGGTCTAATGATTTTTTATAATCTAAATCTACTTTTGTTAGTTGATCTTCTTTTAGTTCTTCGTTCTCTTGTTGAGTGAAAATTTGTTGAGCTTCTTCTCGTCGATCAGCGTCTCTATATTTTTCTAATTGCCTGTAAGTTTTTTCAGGTAACTCTTTGGCGAGTTCGTGTATTGTTTTTACTCTATTTTTTAGTGTATCCCATAGCTTGGTCATAAATATATTCCTTTCCTTTTTCATAAGCATGTTTTTTTATGCTTTTCTCAGTGGAGATAACCGTTAAGAAATCCACACCATTATATACTTTCACATAAGTGTTTTGACTGATAGCCAAAGAGCTGCCACTTGCAAGGAGCGCAAACTCACTGCAGCCGGTGAACGCCATCAGCATCAATAATAATAGTATCGTTCGGATCATCTATCTCTCCTAAATTGTCACACATTGGGCAGCCGATTGTAATTGAATTACCAATTTCTTCAACTGATTTATTGGGTATTGTTATGTACCCATTTCCCTTACAGCGTGGGCAAATTTTAATATTATTTCTATTTGTCTTTGGGTCTCGCTTTACCATTCAGTCTTGCCATTTCTTTATTAATTAAAATATTAATTGTTCCACTTCGACTCTGAATAATATGTGGAGTAATTATTCTCCTGATCTTATCTAAGTTGAGATAAGTATCTTTTGCTAAAGAAACGTTTTTATATTTACTAATGTCCGTCATGTGTTATACCTCTTTCTAGTTTGTTATACATATATCTGTGATATATCCCATAATCTAATAGCGGTCAAGAGACGTATGAAATATATTTTAATAATCTGGGTGTGCTCATTTATTCAAGGAAACGCCTGCATGGCCCCGATAGAGTACCCTACCCTCTACGGTAGTTGGTATGAATGCTCCCGTAACGCTCAGACGGAGTCTATGAAGCTGATGTCTAAAATGGGGTATAAATATGTGAATGATTACAAGGTAGGAGTCAAGTATCACTGTAAGGCGGTTTCGACTTATTGACAATAAAATCCTGCTATTAGTATACCCAGGACACCATGGAGTGTCTTGTTCCTTTTGTTATTTTTTTAATTTCATGGGGATATAAAAAATTACTAGGAAAAATAAGTGTTTCTCCAGTTTTTAATTTATATTTATATTTGTCACACATAATAATTTCTCCGCCCGAGTACTTGTCATTCAGTGCTGTTATAATAGATAAAATTGGTATTCCTCTCGGCTTTCCGGCATCTCCAAATAAGTCATAAATATGGTCCCCGTGCTTTTGCATTGAAGTACCCTTGTTATATTCTATAAATTTTGGAAAAGAATAACCGGTCCAACCTTTAAACCATTTCATTTTTTCTTTCTTCCCCACCCAGTCTATAATATAGGCGGATATAATTTTATACCATTGGTCCATGATTAAATTCCCTACCAACTCTTTTTTTTCATCTTGTAACAAGCAAATCTGTGGATCATTACCCGTTTCTTCTTTTTTATGAGCTCGGGCTTCGTAAAATACGTGTGTTGCTTTTGTAGACTCATCCAAAGAATTAATAATTAATTGACATTGTTTTTTTGTGAAAAACTGACTGCCAAAAATTTTAATGTAATGTTTAAGGTGTGTTTTCACAATAAAAGCCTGCAACTTCCATATTAGAATCTTTTAAATACCAGCCCTGGTCCCTGTTTCCTGTGTCCTGGTAAGTGGAGATTTTCTCCATGATACTGTGACCCTGACTAAAACAGTCGGGTTCAATACTCTTGTCCATAGGAAAAGAAAGGATGACGCCGGTTCCTAGAATCATTAAGATTTTCATGCGCAGTCGTAGCAACAATTTTCTGCCACAATTGACCATTCATCGGGTTTCGGTGCAATTCCACAGATCACACAATGACTAGGTTTATTCTCTGTTTTCTTTTCCATTTTTAAAACTTCTCATTTGGTGGTGTCCCTTCTTGTTCATGTAGGAGCACCATCCACTGAATTCAGGATACTTCAACAATAAACTTTTAAATAATTTTTTCCAGCTCATTGCGTTCATGATTTCAGCTTCTCCGCCTTCTTTAGTTACTGTATATTCGTATCTCATTTAATTTCTCCTTTAATGGACGCCGACTCGGTCAATTTGATTACTTTAAGGGTGATCCGCAACCGAGTCAGCTTTTGGACCAGGATTCCATAAACCCTGTATTAGATGCGGGCCCTATTCTTCAATTCATTTTTTATAATATGTTTTATAAATAAAATCGTCTACTTCTACCTGACTATATTCTTTTTCTCCTTTAGACTCACAGAGCCAGCATTGTTTAATTTCATCTTTTCCTTTGATCACCATGGTAATGTAGCCATTACCTTTGCATAATGAACATGTTTCTTTATACGACATATAGTTTAGGTCTTCCTCCTTTACTTCCCCGTAAAACCATCTTGGGATCTTTTTTATGTACATCTGTTTTTTGAGCGCCACATCTCCATTTATGTGGGGGTCTTCCTCGTCTTTTGCCCGGTTTTTTAGTGGCGTTCGTTGATCGGTAATAACTATGGTACTGTTTAGCGGGCTGCAAAGTTTCTTCCACATAAAGACGTCCACCATTCCGGACCATATTCATATGTTGTTCACGTTGTGCAATGGGTTTTCGCATTTTCTTATAGACATAAAGGGGATCTTTGCCGACATAACCACATACTTCTCTAAAACCTGCGCCCATATCTTTAAACCAGGCGATAGCTAATTTAGCTTCTCTCCAGTCTGAGCCATAAATGGCATCATGCGCGGCTTTACTTAAGACCGATATCCAGAGATAATGTTCTGGACTTGTGGTGTCTTCTTTTTCAGTTATGAAGTTCTGCTGGAATATCCCTGTCATTGTGCTTTCTGTTTCCCCAATTAATAATTCTTTCTTGGCCTGGTAAACTAATATCAACCCCAAATCTTTTCCAGCTTTTAGCCATTATGTTAAGCTCTAAAACTAGGGTCGAATATTGTTTGATACTTTCGCCTTTAATATTTAACGTTATCTTTCTACTCATACTGTCCTTGCTTCAACCATTTCTTCGGGTATCCTAGCTAGAATTAAACCTCCTAGACCAATACAACCTTTAAATCTCCCTTTCTCTACGGTTGGAAAAGATTGTTTATATTCTTTAGCTTTAACAAGTTTAAAACTAGAGTTTTTAAAGCCAACAGCTTTTATAGTTTCTTGCCGTAGCCATCTGTGCCTATAACCATCTGGTGCAACAGGAGCATGCTCTCCAAATTTTCCGTATGATTTTTTAGCCTGCTTTCTTTTTTTCTTTTTTATTGTGATTGTGTAATTAAATAAATTTAATGTTATCTTTCTACTCATACCTATAACATAAGAAATTATAGGAGAAAAGTCAAGGGTTATGAAAAATAATTATCCACCCCAATCGAAGGTGTCGTCGTGTACTACACAATTTGAGTATGAGAAATCATTTTCCATATTCTTTACATACGTTACAACTGGAGGGGATGCAAGAAAAAACGTTGGTATCAGCGGTTAATTTGTAATTTTTGTAAATAAAATTTTTTACTATTTGTAAAGGTTGTTAA